CATGGATGGTGCGATGGCGCTGGTGGAACTTATACGGAGGCCGATAAATTGAACTATGAAGATTTGATTGAAAAGAAATCAGAAATCCTGCAACCAGTCGGATTTGATTGTGCCGATCTTGACTACGGGATGTTCCCGCATCAAGTGGCGCTTACACGCTGGGCGCTGAAACGCGGGCGCGCAGCCATATTTGCAGATACTGGACTTGGCAAATCCAGAATGCAAATCGCATGGGCGAACGAGGTACACAAAAGAATGCCAAGCGCGCCGATCCTGATCCTCGCGCCGCTTGCGGTTGCCGCCCAAACAGTGCGCGAAGGTGCAGCCGTTGGCGTCTCAATCAGGCATTGTCAAGAACAGGCCGATTGCCAGAACGGGATCAACATCACTAACTATGACCGCCTGCACAAATTCGATCCATCGGCATTTTGCGCGATTGTTCTTGATGAATCCAGCATCATCAAGCACCACGACACCAAGACGCTTGCGGCGCTATTGGATGGGTTTGGGCGTACGCCGTTCAAATTGTGCGCGACCGCTACTCCAGCGCCAAATGACTGGACGGAGTTGGGAACCCATGCTGAATTCTTGGGAGCGTGTACGCGCACCGAAATGCTGTCCGAGTATTTTTGCCACGATGGAGCAGAGACGCAGGTGTGGAGATTGAAGGGCCATGCCCGCGCAGCGTTCTGGCGCTGGGTGTCGTCATGGGGTGCGATGGTACGCAAACCATCCGACCTTGGTTTCGATGATTCCGCCTACAACTTGCCACCGCTGAATATCCATGAACACGCCGTAATCGCGGAACACGCGAGCAATGGGATGCTGTTTGCAATGGAAGCGCAGACGCTTTCAGAGCGCCGGGATGCCCGCCGATCAAGCATTGCCGAGCGCGTCAAAGATTGTGCGGCAATGGTCAATTCAAACGATGCGCCGTGGGTGGTTTGGTGTGAGCTGAATGCCGAATCCGAGGCGCTTGTCGCGGCAATCAATGGTGCGGTAGAGGTGCGCGGCTCGATGGATACCGAAAAGAAAGAATCCGCACTCGTTGACTTTGCCGCAGGTCGCATTCGTGTGCTGGTCACAAAGCCGTCAATCGCCGGATGGGGGTTGAATTGGCAACACTGCAATCACATGGCGTTTGTTGGTGTTACGGACTCATTCGAGGGCTACTACCAGGCAGTGCGCCGTTGCTGGAGATTTGGTCAGACCAAGCCCGTCAATGTTCATCTGTTCGTCTCCGAGCAGGAGGGAGCAGTCGCCGCGAATCTTCGCCGCAAAGAGCGCGACGCCATGGCTATGGCTGAGGCGCTTGCCAAAGAAACAAACGAGTCAATACGCGCGAACGTGCTTGGATTGTCGCGCACCTTCAACCCATATCAACCGACAGTGAAGATTCAAACACCTGACTGGCTTAGGGAGGCCGCATGAATGCGCTTGATCAAGACGTAACAGAGAAGTGGTCGCTGTATCACGGGGATTGCGTGGACGTGCTCAAGGGTTTGCCTCCAAAGAGCATCGACTACTCAATTTTCTCCCCACCGTTCTCATCGCTCTACACATACTCAAACTCCCCGCGCGACATGGGGAATTGCAGGAACGACGAGGAGTTTTTTGCGCAATTTCAGTTTCTCGTAACCGAACTAGCGCGCGTGATGAAGCCAGGTCACAACGTGAGTTTCCATTGCATGCTGTTGCCGACCTCGAAGGAACGTGACGGGTACATCGGACTCAAGGATTTTCGCGGGGATCTGATTCGCGCGTTCAAGGCCGGAGGATTCATCCATGCTTCGGAGGTTGTCATTTGGAAGGACCCTGTAACCGCGATGCAGCGCACAAAGGCGCTCGGACTGTTGCACAAGACCGTGCGCGAGAACGCGTGCATGAGTCGGCAGGGCATCCCGGACTATCTCATCACCATGCGCGCGCCAGGAGAAATGCAAGACCGCGTGCGCCACGACCCTGAGCAATACCCGGTTGATAAATGGCAGAAGGTTGCCAGTCCGATTTGGATGGACATCAATCCGAATGACACCCTGCAATACCAATCGGCGCGAGAACACGACGACGAGCGCCATATCTGCCCGCTGCAACTTGAAGTAATCCGGCGCGGTATTGATTTGTGGACAAACCCTAACGACATCGTGCTTTCCCCTTTTGCCGGTATTGGAAGCGAGGGGTTTGTGTCGGTGCAAATGGGGCGCAGGTTCGTTGGAGTGGAGTTGAAGGCCAGTTACTACGAGCAGGCCAAGAAAAATTTGCGCAATTCGTTGGCAATGTCCGGAGACCTTTTTGCAGAACAAGCTGCTTGATTAGGAGGCCGATTATATGAATGCAAGCGACCTAGAAAAAAAGGCGGAACGCGCGTTGATATTCCTCCACGAGGGCGCGCTAGAACACGCCCAAGCAAGGGCGCAGGCGGATCATGTGGACGACTGGCTAAAGACAGAACTCGCACGGATCAAAGGAACAATGATCTACGCAGATAGCGATGCCGCCAAGACTACCCTGGCGATGCAGTCCGAGGAATACCAGAAAGCCCTACAAGCCGTCAAAGAGGCGCGGGAGGCATGGTATACCGCCCAATTTAAGAGAGAGGCGGCAAACGCTTTTATTCAGGCGTGGCAGACCGCTAGCGCGAACGAGCGCAAATGTGTTTAGCAAGTCCGGCAAAAGCAAGCGCGGCGAATGGACGCCTGAGCAGTACGCATACGCGCAGAGGTGCGTTGAGTTTGGATGCATCGCCTGCTATCTCGGCCACGGCATCGAAGGAAGCCCGGCCATGTGGCATCACCAGAAGGAAGATTACCACGGGGCAGGTATGCGAGCGCCGCATCACCACGGACTTCCGCTATGCCACCATCACCACTTGGGCAGCACTTCCGAATCCGTCCACCTGAACCCCGAAGGATTCAGGCGGTTGATCGGGATGAGCGAGGCAGAGGCGGTTACTTGGTGCTGGGAGCGGTTTGGGTGGATTCCCAGCGATCCCGCATCTTCTGAATGACGGAATCAGGAACGCCATGAACATTCGTCCAGTTGCCGGTAGCCTCGATAACATTGACGGGAACGCCGATGCTCTTAGCAAGATCAAGGTAAGGGCGCATTTCCCACCTCTGCGTGAAGGTATTTGACACGTTGACGCGGTGGCCGTTACGCAGTGCGGTTTCAGTTTCCCGCAGACACCACTCATGAGCTTCCTTGAGCTTGCAGCGGTCAAACCTATACGAGCCACCGCGCATGAAATACTGGTCAGCCTCGACATGAATCCCAGGCATCGCCTTTGCCATCGTGGACTTGCCGGAACCAGGAAGCCCCCTAATCAGTGTCAGCATTCGCATTCCCCAAATCAAGCCTGACATACTCCGCCAAATCCAAAAGGTCGCCCTCAATTCCAAATCCGCGAGCCTTCGAGATCATCGCCAAGCCAATGAGCGTTTCTTGATATTCCGCGTTGCTCATGGGCGGATCGGGGTCAATGGGGAGTATCACAGCGCCCCCAAGATTTGAACTTGCTCCGCCCGCCAGTTCGAGCCGTAGAGCTGGGCAATGATCGACTGCGGATCAACCCCCGCAGGAACATCAACCTTCGATGGAATCCGCACCTTTTCCAGCTCCCACGGTGGGCCGACAAATACTTTCAGAAATTGAATTTTCATACCGGAACCCCCCAATAAATGACCAATGCCACGGCGACAAAGAAAAGAAAAAATAGAATATCCTTCACCAACTGCTGCCTCTCCAACTCCCGCTTATTGCGCTGATCGCGGCTCCAGGTAAGCCACCAAGCGTTACATTCTCTCTGCGTATGCTGCAACCTGTAAAGATTTCGNNTTCCCTTCTTGATCCAATAATAGACCGTCCTAATGCTCACCGGTCGGTCAGGATGTGCCGCTAGTATGGCGCGGTGCCATTCGCGGGCGGTCATTTGAAGCATATCGCCTCATAAACGCCCAACAGCTTCTCAGCGGTTTCCAGCAGCACGGCGCGGGATTCGGGGATGTAGTCCCCCAGCACGTCGGCCAGGGCCTTTATGGTGTCGGCGCGGTTCATTTGCCCACCTCGACAATCTCAAAATCGCTTGTCTTCAATGTCTTGTCCATGAAATACCCGCGCGCGCAATACATGGGGATTGTT